TTGCAAGCGGGCTGAGTACATCTTCCGAAGAGTTTACAGGAGTAATCCCTTTTTACGGCATTGCTATTGATACTGGCAATTCCAATGCCGAATCATATAAGCCAGCTGCCAGACTCTTTACCAAGTTCACTAACTGTACGGAATCAGCTTTAGCTGGCCAAATGGTTTTTGAAGTCACGAAAGCTGGCGCTACCAATTGGTCGATAAATAATCCAAACCCAAAAAATGTAATGGTACTAGATCCTGGCACTGTTACTATAGGAGTGGCGGGAACCTCAAATGCTTTAGATCTTACCGACTTGGTGGTAAACGGTTCTTTAGACATAAACGGTAGTGCATCAATAGCGGGTGCTGTAACTGATGTAACAAATATTACGGCTTCTGGTGAAATAGAGGGTGGTTCTTTAGACATAAACGGTAGTGCATCAATAGCGGGTGCTGTAACTGATGTAACAAATATTACGGCTTCTGGTGAAATAGAAGGCGGCTCTCTTGATATCAATGGAAATGCTGATATATCAGGAAACACAACCTTATCATACCTTAACATTTATAATACTGATACTGATGCAAACTCTGACCCAAAATTAGATTTATACAGAAACTCAGGCTCTCCTGCAGCTGGAGATAGTTTAGGTATTATTAATTTTTATGGTGAAAACGATCAATCTACTAAAACACAGTATGCTGCCATAACGGGCAAAATAGATAGTGCTGGAGACTCAGGAGAGTCGGGCAAGATATCTTTTACTGTAGCAGGTCAAGGTACCTGGAACAATGACGCATTAACTATTGCACAAGATGGTGTAACTATTAATGCAGTTGGTGGGCAAGATCAAAAACTAAGAGCAAATGTACCTATAACAACCACGAGTACTATTACAAGTGCCGGCACTATTACTGCGCCTACTTACACCTTTCCAGGGCTGCCTACAAATGAGACACTATCTATAGGTAGTTCCGTTGATAGCGATGCAGTCAAAATGAGATTTAGAATAGGCGACCCTAACGATAATGGTTTCGGGGGCGGCACAACTGCAACAAGAGATGGTTGGATCTGGGAAGGTAATTATTCTAATTTTGGCGGCTATCAGACGTTAATGAGTCTAACAGTTGATAACCAACCTGCTACATTGAGTGTTCAAGGTAATATAACTGCCACAGGCGATATAGGAGCTCTTTCTTTTACCACTACAGGTGATAATAACTTTATCTCTACAGGTGAGATGAATGTAGGTAACTCTGATGGAACAATTAATGTTCGTGGAGCTCTTGCTAATAATGCACCGCAACTATCTATTAAAACTGTAAGTAATGATACAAGAATACAAGAGCACAACTCGGGTAATATAGACTTTCCTAGTACTACTCTTAGTGTTCCCACTGCTCCAACAGCCGGTGCTCACGTAACAAATAAAACATATGTTGATGCACAAGTCGCAGGAGTTGTTGATAGTGCACCAACAGCATTAAATACATTGAATGAATTAGCCGCAGCTCTTGGTGATGATGCAAGCTTTGCAACTACTACAGCTACTACGATTGGAGAGAAACTTGCTAAGGCAAGTAACTTATCTGATTTAGCTAATGCTGGCACTGCAAGAACGAATTTAGGATTAGGTACTGCATCAACTACTGATGCTTCTGCTTATGCGACTGCAGCTCAAGGTACAAAAGCAGATTCTGCTATTCAATCAGGTGATTTGGCAACTGTTGCAACATCAGGTAGCTATGCTGATTTAACAAATAAACCAACGCTTCTTACCATAGGAACATCATCAACGACTGCATTGGCAGGTAATACCTCTTTATTCTCTGGTAGCTATGCTGATTTAACAAATAAACCAACGCTTCTTACCATAGGAACATCATCAACGACTGCATTGGCAGGTAATACCTCTTTATTAGCTTTAGGTACATCATCTACAACAGCATTAGCTGGTGATACTGCTTTATTTTCTGGAGACTACAGTGATTTATCAAATAAACCAACACTTCTTACTTTAGGTACATCATCAACAACAGCATTAGCTGGTGATACTTCTTTATTAGCATTAGGTACATCATCAACAACAGCATTAGCTGGTGATACTGCTTTATTTTCTGGAGACTACAGTGATTTATCAAATAAACCTACATTAGGTACTGCTGCTGCAACTGCTTCAAGCGATTATGCACCTGCTGCAGGTTCTGGTGATATTGTTACAACTGGTGCACTCAGCTCTGGCTCTATTACTTCTGGCTTTGGAAACATTGATACTGGCTCAAACACTATAACCACAACAGGAGCTATTAGTGCAGGTACACTAGATACAGGCGATGTTTTAATCAAAGCAACTGCCACCGGTGGTGTCAATACAACAACAACACCAGTTTTAGAGTTATTCCAAAACGATGGCCCACAAGCTGATGACGGTGACGTATTAGCAGAAATAAAATTTACAGCTAATAACGATAATGGTTACAGTCCTGTAAAACATAAGTATGCAGGAATACACGCTGAGATTATTGATGAGTCTAATGGTACAGAAGATGGTTCTTTACACTTCACTACTGTTAAAGCAGGAGTAGAAGACAGTACCGTATTAACACTTAATGGTTCTGGTTCTACATTATTCTCTGATCTCATTGCGCCATTAACTATAAAAAGCACTACTACTGATGCTGACCTTATTATTACTAATAATACAAATTCTGCAGATGCCAGTCCTATTATTAAACTTCGTAGATCGTCAGGTGCTGAAGGTAATGCTGACGGTGATGATGTAGGTAAAATAGAGTTTTACGGTGCTAATGATCGTAGCATTACCAGTGGCGGTCCAGAAGATGTTTTATATGGAAGTATGTTCACTGAAGTTGTTGACTCTTCTGACGGTACAGAAGATGGTCAAATAAAATTCACTGCAATTAAAGCTGGTTCAGCTACTGATGTATTAACACTTAACGGTACTGAATCTACGCTCGACTCACAGCTAAACGTAAATGGCACGTTATCGGTTAATTCTACTAGTGCAGACACTGCTTATAGCCCAGAAATAGTTTTAGAAAGAGATGGCGGCGCTGCTGCTGGTGATGATGGCGATAAGTTAGGTGTCATTACATTTAAGGGTGATAACACAAGCGGCGCACAAGCCGCATATGCTCAGATTGGGGCAAGAATAGTAGACGATGGCGCGGATAATACAGATACAAAAGGTGAGATAAGAATAGCTTGCGGATATAATAATAGTGCAAGCTCCTTAGAAGACCCATCATTAAGAATAGACCATCTCGGCACTTGGATTAATGAGAATACAGTAGATGGTACGCCAGCGGGCTCAAGTTTTTATAATGTATCTCGAGGCAATACTAGCGGTATAAAATACTGGGCTGGTTCTTCATCAGGCTACGCCATAGAAGTAAAAAGCGCTACACCTACTGCCGATAGAGATATAAAATTCCCTGATGTTTCGGGGTTTGTAGTTGTTTCTGGGGTTGCGGGTGGCTCTATGAATGGTGGCGGGGGTTTAGGAACCGCGCAAACCGCTTGGTCTCCTGAACAATTCATGGCTAACGCAAATACTGACTATTATCATTACACTGACTCATCTACAGATGTAGATTTGTTAGTAGCTGTTCCTTTTGCTGGTATTGACCTCGGCGAGTTCGGTGCAAAGTACACTTTTCGTAATATAGCTGCTAACGCTAATTCTAAAATAACTATAGACTTAGACGGCTTTACCTCTGTCACTTCACAAGGGCAAACACAGTATTATGCAATCAACAAATATGACGGCTCCACACCTTCATTAATAACTAGCGCTTCAGCTAATTTAGTTATAAGCGCGGGTGGGGTTATAGAGATGTCCCCTATTTCTGCTGCTGTTTGGCATGTAACTGGAATTGGTTTTGCATAAGTAAACTATTAAACAAAGAAAAGGGGCTTTCGCCCCCTTTCTATACTACTTCACCTTCTTTGACTTCTTCGACTTTTTCAGGGTTTAAAGCAGTCCTTAATTTATCAATAAATACCGTCTCTGCAGCGTTTAATTGACCTATTTCAGTCTCTGCTTTCATCCTTTTAGTATTTATATCATTTAAGTTAAAAACCATATATTTTGCTTCATCTGATATATTATCTACATCATAATCTACGCCATCTAGTGTGAATGTTTTTGCTTGTTGCTGTGTTTCGTTTTCCATAATTTCCTCTATTTAAAAATATCTTGCCAGTTACCTGTAGTACTAGCTCGTGAGTATTCAGTTGCACGATTTTCAAAGAAATTCGCATGCTCAACTGCGTTTAACATATAATCAAGCCATTTCAAAGGGTTTTCTTTACTGCCAAAAATCTCCTTTAAACCTAGGCCCAACAATCTGCGATCTGCTATATACCTAATATACGCTTTTACTTCTTCAGGGGTTAGATCGGGTACGTCAGCACCTTCAAAACATAAATCAATAAACGCATCTTCTAGTTCTACAGTGCGCTCTGCTGCACAATAGATCTCATACTTTAAATCATCATTCCATAGCTCTGGATTCTCTTGTATGAAAGTACGGAAAAGCTTTGACATGCCTTCCACATGCAAACTTTCATCTCGAATAGACCAAGTAACGATCTGACCCATGCCTTTCATCAAGTTGTGACGAGGAAAGTTCAACAAGATAGCAAAACTACTAAATAACTGTACTCCTTCGGTAAAACCTGAGTAAATAGCCATAGTTTTAGCTATATCCATCTTAGTTTCCATGCCAAAATCGCTAAGATGCTCATGCTTATCCATCATAGCTTTGTGCTTCATAAACTCTTTATATTCTTCCTCTGGAAACCCAAGAGTTTCTAGTAATAAAGAGTATGCTTCTTGATGTACTGCTTCCATTGCAGCAAACGCACTTAGCATCATTCGTACTTCAGGCTGTTTAAATGTTGGAAGATAATGCTTTGCATATCCACAACACACATCTACATCTGCCTGTGTAAAGAAACGAAAGATTTGAGAAAGCAATACTTTATTGCCAGGACTTAATTTCTCTCTAAAGTCTTTCAAGTCATCTGCTAGGTTTACTTCATCAGGCAACCAGTGCATGTGCTGTTGTTCTTTATAATGTTCAAATGCCCAAGGGTAATTAAACGGTTTATAATATTCTCTTTCTTCTAATAAATTACTCATTCGTACACATCTCCTAGCCAGTCTTTTATATAGTCCTGACTCTTGACACCAGAAAAGCGTTTTAAAGCTTTTCCAGTGGCATCTACCAAAATTACTGTAGGTACACCACGTACCCCATATGATCGTGCTAATACTTGTTCTTGGTCCACATCCATATCTTCTACGGGGACACCAAAGTCTGTATCTTCCATGGTTTTTGATAATACTTTACAAGGTCTACACCAATCTGCGCTGAACTTTAATAATTTCATATTATCCCTCACACGCTAGACATTCATTTTCATCAATACTGTCTAGAACATACTGTCTCAAGGCTTGCTCTGACACATTATCTGCTCTTTTCACTGCCTCACTACGGAGATAGTATAAAGTTTTTACCCCCTTCTTCCAAGCACTCATATGAATGGCATGTAGCTCTTGCTTTGATACATTGCCGGGAAAAAACACATTCAAAGACTGGCTCTGACATATGTACTGTTGACGATCTGCGGCATGTTGTATAACCCATTTCTGGTCTATTTCTACACCCGTTTTAAATACGTCTTTAGTATGTTGATCTAAAAAGTCTAGATGCTGCACGCTTCCGCCGCTTGTCATTATACTAGACCAAACTTCTTCTGTGTCCATTTCTATTTCTTGAAGAGCGTGTTCCAAATACTCGTTTTTAAGCAGACTAGATCCTGACTTAGTTTTTTGAGTAAATGCATTAGCGCGATAAGGCTCGATGCTAGGGCTAGTGTTACCACAAATAATACTGCTACTGGCATTAGGAGCAACGGCCAACAAATGGGCATTACGTACTCCATAACCTTTTGCGTCTGGGCATTCTCCTCTTTCTTCTGCGAGTTGTTTCGTTGCACGTACTGCCTCCGATTTTATTCTTTTAAACATTGTGTGATTTGAGCTTGCTGCCCACATACTTTCAAAGGGAATATCCTGTCTCTGTAAATAAGCATGGAAGCCCATTGCACCTAAACCGATACTTCTTTCACGTTCTGCACTTAACTTTGCTCGGTAAAGCTCATCAGGTGCGTTATCAATAAAGTAAGTTAAAACATTATCTAACATTCGTACTAAATCAGGAATGAATTGATCGTTGTCGCACCATTCGTCGTACTCTTCAAGGTTGACGCTCGACAGGCAACAAACTGCAGTACGTTCTGCACTTGTCGCAAGTGTTATCTCAGAGCATAAATTTGAGTGATGTACCTGTAGACCTAAGTCTTTCTGAAATTGGGGTAAAGCGTCCTGAACCGTATCCTTAAACATAATGTAAGGTTCCCCAGTTTCAACACGGTTTTGGATAAGTTTAACCCAAAGTGTTTTCGCTGATACAGTTTTCGTAACTTTACCACTATGAGGGTCTACTAGATCCCAGGAATCGTCGAAGCCCTCTATAAGAGTGGCTTGTTCGATTATTCTCATAAAGTCATCGCCAACCACAACACCATGATGAACATTAACAGATTTTCTATTAACATCGCCTCCAGTTGGTTTACGAACATCCAAAAACTCCTCAATCTCTGGGTGATTGACTTCCAAATAACCTGCATAACTACCTCTTCTTGTGACACCTTGTGAAAAAGCCAACATCTCTGCGTCAACTACTTTAATAAATGGAATTACTCCAGTACTCTCTGACCCCGCAGAGGTTTTAGATCCAACACTACGTACTTCACTCCAAGAACCGCCTATGCCGCCGCCAACAGAAGAAAGAAACGCATTCTCTGTATAATGACCTGTAAGACCTTGTCTGCTATCCTCTACAAAGTTTAAAAAACAGCTAATAGGTAAACCACGCTTACTACCGCCGTTGCTAAGAACTGGAGTAGAAAACATAAACCAAAGTTTACTAGCATAGTCATACAGTCTTTGTGCGTGTGCATCGTCGTCTGAAAAGGCTATAGCAGCCCTAGCAAACGCATCTTGAGGAGAAGTTTCTCCTTCTAGTAAGTATCTATCCTCTAGAGTTTTTATGCTAAACTCTGAAAGGTACTTGTCTCTATTATAATTAATCTTCATTTATTAATTTTCCTTCGATGTCGTTTATATTATCGACTCCTATTGCATCATCGCAATATGTTAGTAAATCCATCAGTTCGTAATTCTTTAGTATCTGTTCTGCGTGTAAGTTTACATTGTGTATATACTTATACGACCCTGCCAAGGGGGTAGCGTCATAAATGTCCATAGCACTACCAAACTGCTCGATTAAACCTTGAGCGCGTTTTGGGCCAACCCCTGGAATGCCTGGTACGTTATCTCCTTTATCTCCAGTTAGGCATTTAAGAGAGATATACTCTTCGATAGATACATCGTAGTGGTCTCTCCAATTGGCTTTAGTAACTTCCTTTCGTGTCACATAAGAGAATCGAGATACTGTATCACTAATAAGTAAGTCCCAATCTCGGTCACTAGATACTAGCCATACTTTATCTAGTCCATAATGCCCTTTAAACTTTACTAGGTGAGCTGCAATATCATCAGCCTCTACACCCTCGTAACGTAATACAGGATATATGTTCTCTAAAGCTGCAAGAGTTTTTTCATATTCTTGAAAGAATGCTTTAAATGCTGCCGCCTCTTCCTCTGTTTGCTCTGCGTATTTATCTTTTCGATTTTGTTTATAGCCAGGATCAAGATTCTTCCTATATGAAGAAGATCCTTGGTCTGCTGTGATTATGATCTTCTCACAGTTATATGAAGCAGCTAATGATTGTACTGTTCCTAGGTACTCTTGTACAAAATCGGTCTTTCCGTTGTGCTTCCATCTAAATGCTAAGTTTAACGCATCTACTACTAGCGTTGACCCCGCATCTTTTTCAAACTTCTTTAAAAAACTAAATGCCATTATTTGTTTCCTTCTATTTAAGGTAGAAAAACTATTTCTTAGTAATTGTCGTCTCATGGATAAAGTGTATCTCCTCCTGTGTCAGCCAATCCTCGGCTAACATAACGTAGCACCCCAGCCAACTAACATGGATATATTTAGTATGTTTAGGCAGCTCATCTACTACTACAAAGACCTTTGACCTATTATACTTAAAAAATAGCATAGGCTCTTGTTCTCCACCTTGTGCTTGCTGTACTACTTTTTTCCACCAACGAATAAGATTATTAGTCTTCTCTTGTGTAAACAGTTTATCTGTTAAAGGAGATTCTGCATAGTTTTTTACTTCTATACAATACTTATTTGCCTCTCTGGGAACATATAGATCCCCTTTTAAGTACTCTAAAGCTCCTGAGGCAGGCACCCTTTCAAACTTATGCCCCGTATGTTCTCGTAACATGTCTCGTACTAAGTATTCGCCTCTTGCACCTTTTGCTCTTGAATCTACCATTCTAATTTACTCACGCTTCCATCTTTGACTACTTCTATCTTATCTAACAGAGGGTGTGTCCATCCGTGAGATACTACATAAGTATTCAGCTCGTCCTCTTTAATAAGGAGCTCTACCATTTTTTCTCTGCCTGTATCATCCAATACATTAATAACTTCGTCCAGGAAAAGTATATTAATTTTTGACTTTGAAATACTACTCATAAGTTTACGTATTGCAATAAGTGTGGCAGTATTTACTCTTGCTAACTCTCCAGAAGATAGAGCAAGAATGTCTACTATGTTGCCATTATCTGTGATTTCTACATTGAGCTTATCTTTTTGCACATTGAAGCCTAGTGTAAACCTACCGTCTGAAAGCTCCGCAAGGTAAGTGTTGGCGACTACCTCTAGCTCTACTACTAGATTTTCTATTTTGTAAGCTAGTAAACCATTAGTGCTAAAAGATTTCTTTAGTACCTCAAGGTTAGAATCTAACTGTCTGTGCTGATTTAAGGTTTTAGTTGCTTCTCCTAGTTGTGTTACGAACTCTTGGGTCTGCTCCTGTATAACCTGTATTCTAGTATTTCTTTTTGTTGTTTCAGTGTTCTGCTCTGTGAGAAGCCTAATCTCCTCTCTTTTTACTTTTAATTTAACACTAAGATCTTCTGCTTTCTGAGTTAGCTCATCTTCGTCTTGAATACGAACAGGAAGACTTCTATCTATAGACCTGAAGGTATCGGACCATTGTTTTTCTAAGTCCAAGGCTTCTTGTACTTTTTGATTTCTAAAGTTAGCACCCTCTATTATACCTTCTAGTACCTCTATTTCTATATCGCATTGGTCTCTTTGTGCGATCTCAGCAGAGATTAAGTCACGTCTAAACTCTTCATTAATAGGCTGCTCACATACATGGCAGCTACTTTCTAACTTTGTTATCTTTTCTAGAGCTTTTATTGCTTGTAGACGTTTGGCTTTTAAAACATAAAGAGCTTCTTTATGTTCTGCCACAGGGACTTTATTGCCTGGTGCTTCCTGTACTGCTTTTTGTAAATCAAGGCTTTTGAGTACATCAATTAATCCATTATTTTTTATAATTTTTTTATTATTTTCTGATATATTTCTAATTTCAGATAATAAAATACTTAATTGCTTCTCGTCTTCTTCTGTCTCAATTTCAATATTTACTATTGGAAGTATGTTGCTATCGGTCAATTTATTGTTTGTAAGCCATCGATCAATAGTCGCTATTTTAGCACAAGCTCCAGTAATTAAGGTATCTGAATCCCTTGATGCGGCTTTGAATATCTCAAATAGTTCCAGATATTCTTCTAAGTGCAATAAGTCTATTAAGAACTTTTTCCTGTTAGAATCTGTAGCTGTAAGAAACTGTAAGCTCGCATTGGTATTTTGGTATACTAGCTGGGAAAAGGTTTTAAAGTCTACTCCCATTATTTCCTGTAAGGTTTTATATGTATTAGTAGCCGTATGGCTAGAGATATCCTCTCCATTCTCTACTAACTTAACTTTGATACTACCTTTTCTATCAACAGATATAATGTACTCATTTGGTCCTTTACTGAACTCTAGTGATATACTATATCCGTCATTAACATATCTATTAGGTATGTCCGCTTTTTTGATACCTTTAGAGTTTTTGTTGTATAACACCTCCTCTATAATTAACGGAATGGAGGATTTCCCCATTCCGTTAGTACCAATGATCTGAGTTACGGTATTATCTGCGAGATTCAACTCGTTTCCACTACCGTAGCTAAAGCAGTTATCCCATTTGAGCTTTTTGAGAGTAATCATTGTAGGTTCCTATAATATCTGATATTTTTTCTTCGGGTATTTGTAGTATATACGTTAAGTACTCAGCCAATTCTTCTTCTATAGTCATATCTTTATCCATAACTAAGGTTGCTTCTGTACTTCGTTTTACTACTTTCTTATCTAGCAATGTGGAGTCTTCTACGTTTGCTAAGTCTTGCATATCTCCTTCTACTTCATATATCGTATGGTCATATGGAGTAGCTACCATTTCTTCTGTGCTGCTTACAGTTTTTCTTAGTAGCTGAGGTAGTTTGAAAGGGTACCACAACCATTCCCAGGTGTGCTCGGAAATTAGTAAGTAACCTGTTTCTACTTTATTTCTATGGAATGAAGTAGTCATTGGGCTACCTGGATACACTATATTTCTTTGCGTATTACTGTGGGAGTGCAAGTCACCTGCAAATACAACAGGAAAATCTTCAAATATATCTAGATTTACCTCTGGCTTAACATGGGGAGGTATCTCTCCTCTTACATGGGTAAATAAGGGTTGGGAAGCGTCAAAATGGTCAATAATACCTTTACGATGCAAGTCTGCATAAGGAAGTATACCAAAACCTAGATCATCATCTATGTAGGATATATCTATCACTGTTACTAAAGGGTTTATATCTTTGCTCACCTTCTTTAAGTTGGTGAAAAAAGTTTTATGCTTCTTAGTTGCTTCATGGTTACCATCATAGATTATCGTTGGTATACTCACCTTTCTAATAAACAGAAAGTACAACTCTAATTCTTCCATTGTTGGCAACCTATCAAATAGGTCGCCTCCAATGATGTGCATGTTACATTCTTTTTCCAACTCATGAACCTGTTTGAAGAATAGAGAGTATCTATTTTTCGCCCAGTCAACTGGAACATTTTTCTGCCCCAGTTTAATATGCCAATCTGCTGTAAATAGTATCATACTAACTTAAAATCCTACTTTAAATTCATCTTCTAAAGACTCGTCTACATTATCTTCGCTGCCTTTACGTACTCGGTCAAGTAATTCTTTCTGAGCATCAGGAGTAGGTCGAGCCATTACTAGATCCATTGATTTAAGCTCTTTGATAGCTGCTAACTCGTCATCTTCTAGGGCGCGAGGCTTACATTTAAGGGCTTGTAGTTGATATTCAACATTGTACGCTAAAGGGCCTGTCTTTACTCGCTTAAAGCAAACATCCCAACCTGTTGCTACATCTGTAGGATCGCCCAAGTCTTCAGCAGCAGTAATTATCTGCTCCCACAGCTTCTTTTTTAAGTTTAATACTTTAACTTGGCCATCTTTAAAGTCGATACACTGAGTAGCATATGACCAACCACACTTAAGATCTGGGTAATACTCGCGAACCCAATCTTTTTCTTTGTTAGTAAATGCTTCTTGGTCTCGGTCGAATGATAAACATTCTAGAGGTAGGTTTTTATCGTTCTCACCTTTGATCCAGTATACGTAGCGCGCAAGAATATCGCCAACTATGCGAACTTTATTATCGCCATCTACGTACTTGTAAGAGTTGTTAGAGCTTTTCTGTGCTCCGCCAGTTTGTTTGTTAAATGATAGTGCCATTGTTATCTTCTCCGTTGGGCTTCTTCATATAAAAAATGGATTTGCTCATCTTTAATATAAAGTAGTCTATTGTTTTCTATATGATTGATTAAGTTGGGAGCGTGACGTACACTCAAAGTTTTCCTACCAAAAGCAATATAATCAGACAGCTTACGCCTAGCTGCCAAAGCGATATATACTGCTACTTCTTTAGGCTCATATCTGAAAGACATCTCCAAAAGAATTCCAGGCTCTAGTAGGAAAGAGTCCCCTGAAAAGCTTACGTCTCTATACTTATAGAGAGAATCGTATTTGTTATATGGTACTTTTCTATAGTATACCATTTCTATAATCTCTAAGACGGCAACGGAACTACCCTGCGCCTCTTCGTAAATCTTTTTCCAATTAAATAAGAACATTATTATACCAAAAAATTAAGGGATTGTCAAGAACTATTTTTCTTTAAATGTATGTTATCTCGTAGCCTTCTTTCATGTAGTGACCAATTCGGTTAGATGCCTGCCTTTTAGCAGTATTACCTTTTAGTTGTATATCTACTATTACTGGTTGCACCTTACCTTCTCTCTTTCGAATGACTCGACCCACTAACTGAGTTAGGAGGGGCTCATTATTAATAGGAGTACCAAGAATAAGACAGCTAAGGACATCAACGCTAATACCCTCGCTAAAAATACTTTGAGTGCCGAATAAAATGTTCTTATTAGTATGCTTGATTTCATTTATGATCTCTTCTCTTTCCTCATGCGGTACCTCGCCCGTAACACAAACTGCTTTTTCACCTGCTAATTCGGCGCATACCTTCAAAAACTGGACACGATCGCTCACTACGAGCACTTTATGCCCTTTTGCGGCGTAGGCCGCAGCCAGCATAGCGACTGTGTGAATATATTCATCATTAGTAGACAATGCTGTTACGCGGTTTGCCCAGGGTGTCTTGTTGCCATCCATAAATCGTACCTCGGATTGTACCAAATGCACTTTTGGTTGCATATAGTTCTCTTTAGGTGGTTTATAGACTTTATTTCCAAAGTAGTCTCGAAACACAACGTGTTTACCATCTTTTCTTTGTATAGTGCCGGACAGCCCTATCTTATATCTACAGTAATTTGTATCTAAAAGTTTGGAAAAGGTAGGACTGCTAACATGGTGCATCTCATCTAGTATGATTGTACCGAACTCTTTTGCTATCTTTGGGATATTGCGGTATAAAGTCTGAGTATTCCCGATAACGATTGGAGCATCAATTTCAAACTTCCCAGAGCCTATGATGCCAGGGGTAAACCCATATACTTTTTCTACCTCTTTTGCCCACTGATTACGTAGAGGTACGGTATGAACAATAACAAGTGTTTTTAGACCAAGTTTACCCGCCATAGCTAAACCTGTAAAAGTCTTACCCCAACTGACCCAAGCGTTGACTATACAGTTGTCTTCGAGATCGTCATATACCTCTTGTTGACTTGCCCGTAAATCAAACTTAAAGTCAGGAAAGTCTGCTTTCGGAGATAAACGTTTGTCTACTATTTCATAATCATTTGGTATCAAATCCATTCTTCCGATAGGTATAGAAATTAAACCCGATCGTATTATAGACATATTCTTAATAACCTGGGGAGGGTCATTCGGATTATGAGAGGCAATAGTATATGTAAGCTCCTTATCTATCTCTAATTGTAGAGGGATAGGAACTTCCATATATATTCTGTTACTAATTACTGCTTTCATTTAAGTCCACTGGGAATAGTTCATAAATAATTTCGCCACACGCTTTGGCTAAGTCCATATGCTCTTTTTGTGTTCCGTTACCAGAGCGAATATCAATATAGTGTATCCAACTACGAAGAGAGCCACTAACATATAACCTAGACTTTGTTAACCCTTCTGGCAATAGTGCTCTTGCCTGCTCTTTTGCAATACCCAACTTAATTGCAGCTTGGTACTGTTGTTTGCACATCCACTCTACGCGGCTTTGAATACGAAACCATTCTGTTTCAATTTTTAAATCGTTTACTTCTACCGAGTTTTGACGATTCTTTTCATCCTGCATTCTGGCTTCTCGTTTCTCAAACATATCATCGAACGCCTGGTCAGGGTTTGCGTATCTCTGAGAAAACTCTTGAAAAGTAAAAGACCTATGACGAAGTAACTGTCTAGCTATATCTCTAGTAGTCTCTATTTCTAGACACACATTTACCATTTCAAGGGGAGACCAGTGTTTATGTTTTATTAAGTACTTTACCAGTTTTTCACTTGTAGCACTATTGTTTTGATTACTAGGGTTACTAACTCTAGCACAATAGGCTACAAGCTCTAAAGGGGTTTTATCCCTTGATGGAGCCGCACTATGGCTGATAATCTTAACCTTCATTTAATTGATTCCTTATTCTTTTTAATAAAACTTTCTTTGTATTAAAACGCTTATAATTATCATAGTGCTTAGCAAGGGTACGAGAGCCTAGCACACTAGAGTTATTGGTATTATCGAACAAGTCCATTATATGCTCCTCGGGATAAAAGGGTATAAAGTTTATTTTCTTGTCAGTTTTAAATCTTATATAGTACAATGCATCGCCTTCTTTTATATCTAAGGCTTCTATCTTATCATCTCTAAGTTGAAAAGATAAGGATATAGACCTAGAATATTTACCCAGATTGAACTGGCCTGGGACTACCTCGCACTGGTTGCTATAAACAGAGTTAGTCATGAAAGGGTGTATAATTTCTATTTCTAAGTCATTACAGTCCGTAGTTAGATATATTAAATGTTGCAAACTAAAGGCGTATCTCTTTCTATTATTCCCTTCGAAACCGTATCCTTGGGGGCAATATGAGCCTAAGTGCTCTTGCTTTTCAGGCATCCAAAAATCCATAGTAGAGCTATGTAATATAGGGTTAATACTTACTCTAGAGTCTACTGCGAATACATTTTTGCAATGATCCCGCAGAGAGGGACAATACATAAAGCTCTCTCCTTTCCACTCTGATAACTTTACAGGTCGAGGCGGCTTTTGGTTAGCCGCCGCTGCCGTAGTGTTTAGGTCAGAAGTCCAGTACACATTTATACTATCTTTCATCTTCCACTTCCATCTTTGCAATTATGTATTTTTTGACGAAATCACTTCTTACAATGTCGTCAACCCCAAACTCTATAAAATCGAACTCTTGCATACGTTGAAGAATCCTTAGCCATCCTAGTAACTCATTGCGCTTCAAGTCACTCTGTCTAAAATCTCCGCAGAATATTATACGACAGTTCTCTCCTACTCTTGTAATTATAGAGTCTAACTCGTGGAAACTCATGTTTTGACACTCATCTACTATGATGCAGGCATTTCTTAATGTTATCCCTCGTATAAAGGAAGTAGTCATAAACTGTACTATACCTTTTTGCTTCATTATTTCATATGCATCACCTCTATCAAATAGATGGGTTGCAATATCTTTATAAGGCTCTTAGTATACCGCAGATTTCTCTTTATCCGTACCAGGAAGGAAACCAATATCCCTAGTAGGGACGGCACTTCTTATAATAATAAGGCTATCTAAGTAATTTTTCTCAATTTCGTAGTAGGCCAAGTAAGACGATATAAATGTCTTACCAGTACCCGCTAACCCATGTAAAACTAAGTTATTGTCTGACTCGAATGCAACACGTTGGTTTTCTGTTAAAGGACTAACATTTTGTAGTTTTAAGTTCAAATTCTGAACGTGTTGCTGACCTCTTTGTCGTTTTTTCACACTTTTCTCCAAGTATCTTGTCTGGTTCTCTCGGAATACTCATAGAGAGTCCAAGGAAGGCCTCCTAGTAGTAGTATTCCAGCGTAGGAAAATCCTTCCTCTGGCGGTCTAGGCACAGTGAAAGGTGGGGCGACTCCTGCCAACCAAACAAGGCAGTAGTCATCTAATAATTCTGTTTTTCTTATTTTATAGTAGCGTAAGGTACACCGTATAGTTTTTTCGTAAATAAAAGGTCTACCCTGACTATCAATGAAAGTTTTTACATTTTGCTTGAGCATGCCCTGAAAGGAGTCTATTTGACTCCTTAAAGGATATAAATCTCTAAAGGCTGTCTGCAAGCGTCTCTTGCCTAAAGTGTTGCCTTCCATGTTTCTATCATCCACAACCTGTCCATCTAAAAACAACAGGCCATCTGCAAACGACCAGTTATCGTGAGGCAGTATATACAGAGGGAAATCAAGTTTTAGCAAACTTTTATATGTTACTACCACTATCTACTAGCCATCATGTACAGACCTACATTAGCGAAAGCATAGCCAATATATGTGTACAACATAGGAAGATTATTAAACCTATAATACTGCTCCAGACCGACATACAAGTATATACCTCCAGTTAATGCAATTAATCCGCCACTCATCCTATCCACCCTAAGTTTACCATACCCGAAGCTATAATGAAGCAACACGTAATCATGTTAAACAAGACCCATATAGTACGTACTATAGCTACTTTATCTGCTCTCTTGTCATCTTCGAAAGCCTTTGTACCCATAGCTTTACACCAAATCGTCCACATATCAGAGATATAGCTTTTCATATTTGCCCATCGAATAATCGCCGCCAATCTCGAAGTCACAGCCCACAGGTGCACCCGGTATAAATATACCCCTATCTTGTTGAATGTATTTTTGAAGTTGCTCACAGTAATCCTCTATCTCATCGTCTGGAACCTCTGCCAGTATACTATCGTGTACTAGAGCAAAGATTCTGCTTTTCATTTTCTTGGCTTTGATATGTTCGTTCATATCAATGCCACCCATTAAGTTAATATCAGATGCAGCAGACTGCACCAGAAAATTAAGACCAGACCTAACGCTAGAGCTCGCGATACTGTTATCTGTTGACGCGACATTTGGTAATCTCCGTTTGCGACCGAAATAACTATAAATAAACCCATTTTTCTTAATGAAGTCTTCGTTATTATCAATCCATGCTTTTAATTGGTGAAACTCATTGAAGTAATCGCTTATAACTTCTTGGGCTTCTTGTTTACTAAAGTATTTACCCGAATCTTTGGTAACTTGTTCACTGATTTTTGCAGGCCCTGCACCGTACATGATGCCAAACGTTACTGCTTTAGCTGCCTGGCGTTTATCGCCGTATAGCTCTGATACTTCCTCTACTGCACAAGGTAGTCTAAATACTTTGTGTGCAATGGTTGAGTGAAAGTTACCACCACTACGGAATACATCCATAAGGGCTGTATCTTTTGCTAGTACCGCTGCTACATATACCTCCGCTGTTGTTAAATCCATTGCCACTATTTGGTGGCCTGGAGCAGCTTTAATACAGCCTTTAACAGTAGGGTTGTCACGAGGTAGCTGCTGCATATTAAGTTTACCACTACTAGATAAACGACCCGATGTTGTAGTGTGTAAGTTAAATCCTGTACGTAGTCTACTATCGCGGTCAAGCTGTGGTATGATCTTATCAAGGTATGTATTCTTGATCTTACCTTTCTGTCGAATATCAATAATAAGTGCAGGTACTTGAGACTTTTGAGACAGTTCAGTTAGTACTTCGACATCTGTACTGTTTGCACCTGTGCCAGTCTTCTTGCCTGTAGGCTGTAGACCGATAAAATCGAATAAAAGTGCCCGTAATTGCATAGTACTGTTAGGATTGAACTCTTTGCCCTGAATTTTCTCGAATTCTGCAATCTTAGGGTTTTTGTACAACCCCGCTACGGCTTTATCAATATCTACTTGCATAATATCCTGAGACGCTACTAGACGCTCTTGGTCAAAAGGAACTCCATTATCTTGTACATCTGTTAAGAAGCGGCAGCCAGGAATAAGTATGTTTTCATATACAGACTTGAGTTTAGCATTGCCTAATATTTTAACAAACTTTTCATATAAAAGGAACGTACATACAGCATCTAGTGAGGCATATGTGTACATAGTATCAAACGGAATCAAATCCCACGTAAAATCTTTCTTTAACATGCCAGTTTGCTTTCTATAGCTGTCCATCCAGTCATACATTGGCTTCTCATAGTCCCCATACTTAGTGTATTTTAGAGAAAGCTCCTTTAGGCCATGACGTGAGTTCTCATCAATGATGTAGTGTAACAGCATTGTGTCTTCAAAACGTGGGAACTTGAAATTGAAATGGTACTCAAAGAATGCAATATCGAACTTAGCATTGTGAAAGATAACTCTCTTCTTTGTGAATAGCTCCTGCAGCAACTCCTCAGATTTCTCGTCTAAGCAAGTGGTGTCTATGTATACACCTTCATCTGGTCGGTAAGACAGGGATAAGCCTAGAATATGACCGTCCCTAGGGTACAGTCCTGTGGTCTCCGAATCTAGTGCAACGTAATCTAAGTCCCAATCTATAGCTTTCTGAAAGTAATCATTAGCTTCGTCTGTATCTTGAATACCGCGAGCTACAGTCTCATCAATTACTACTTCTTGTACTTCCCCGTTGATGTATGCAATGATACTATCTCTAGAAGAGTCCCACGTGCTGCGAGCTTCTGGTTTGAAAGCTAGCATGGCAGGATTAATTACGGGCAAGAACTTATCCTCTATGCATTTGCCAGAGTATTCGGTAACTGAATTGATTTTGGTAAAGTACTTTAGTGCGTCAGATCCGACTAAAATGATCCAGTCATAGGCATCGATATCAATCTCAATATCGCAGTCCTTCTTTAAGACTTTCTTTAGTGTTGGGTCTGAGCATAGCTGATACTGGTCGAATTCAAAGGCGTTATCGAACTCTTGTTTGAAGCGTGTTCTACTTGTTTTAGTTTCTACTAATGCAACTTTAGGCATATAATTTTTCTCTTAGTTTACGTACTCGTTGTTCGGTTAATGCGCCAGGGTCGGTATTGTTTAAGTGGATGTTTCTACACACCAACTCTACCTGCTCACACATTTCTTTAACTTTAGATGCTGCTTGCTGTCCGGCATCGTCACCGTCAAAGAAAATGTCTACACTGTCTATCCCTTGTATTTTTAGCATGGATAGCTTATCTGTATTTATATTCTTTGTTCCAAAACAGCAAACAGCATTATCTAAACCTTTATCGTGCAAGTTTATCATATCGTAGATACCTTCTACTAATATGATGGAACCTTGAATTGGTTTTACTACGGGAAATAATGGCATCCTTGCCCCCGCTGGAGTGATCATATATTTCGGAATTCCTTGAGCTGTATGTCTACCATTAAAGGCAACTATTCTGCCTGACATATCTCGTACAGGAAAAACGATTCGACCAATGTGATCTTTGTCTACACTGTTGAAGGCTTCGAATCGTCTGTAGGTTTCCGGTTTTATATCTCTCCAGTTTCCAATATAAGGTACCGCACTCTTGGGAAAAGACAAACCAATGCTCTCAGCGCGTTTTTCGTTTATACGCTTCTTTAAAAGTTCACGCTTTAATTGCAGTTGGTTTGCCTTTTCCCCAAAATGCGTAAACAAGTTACCTTTGTATTCGCAACTAAAACATTGGAATACTCCAGTAACTTGATCAATTCGCATACTTGGATTTCTATCATTATGCTCAGGATTGATACAACGAACCAAAAAGTCCTGACCTTTTGGTGTGTATTGTATATCTTTTTTCTCTAGTAAGTCCTGAACATTCATACTTATACGGCTACGTTTCGTTTAACTAATTCATTGCGGATTTTTTGCTGTACTTTAGGTACGGCTCTATCTAACTCTTTTAATAACTCGGCTGTAGGAGTATTTTTCATATAGAAGTGAACTACTTTAGTTTTCTTACTTTTACGATCAATAACTACCTTTTGTGACTCTTTGAACTTAATTGGCATTTTACTTTCCTATATGTTTTATGTTGTCTAGTGGGATTACTTGGTATGCACCTTTATTGTAGGCAGGAGCCAAAGTATATGATTTTGATACTTGTTGTTTGTAGGTATCGTCAGCCTTACCAGCAACTCCCATCATAGGCTGAGACGGAATATACTCTGTCTCTCTACGGTAGGGCTGTGGTTGATTTAAAGGCTTGAAAGCAGGTTGTGCTTTCTTAACTTTTCGGTGGGTCTTTCTTTTGCGACCACTGGGGCTGTAATTGATACTACCGCTGACAATCATACACTTCTCCTTAATTTTGAAAAGATATTATATCAAAATCATAAGGAAATGTCAAGAACTATTTCTATTAGATGTCGTCTATGGGTTCGTCTGAACGATTTTCAGCATCCGCTTTCTCGTTAGGCGTAAGAGTAGACTCAGGACCTATCTTCAAGGTCTCCCAGCACATTTTAGACGAAAAGGACTTCATGGATGCGGAGCGCATCTTCACACAGTTCAATGTCATACAGTTATCTTCCTGCTCCCAAGTTTCTATCGAATACGCAGCATCTGCCGCATCTAGGATGCCTTTTGCAAAACGGGCTTCGCCACTTGCATCAGTTTGGTAAGGTGAGAATACTGGTACTTCAAATTCTTGTGCCATAGCTTTCAAGGCTTTACTAACTTCGATTTGCTCCGTCCAATCATATTGACCGCCACGTGAGGGTAGACTGGAACGCTTTACTTGGTTGATATAATCGACAATCACCACACCTACATCTAGAGTTTTAACCTTCTTATCAAGTTCTGCTCTGATCTTAGATAGTGTTAGAGAGGGGTCATAAACTACATCCAGCTGTTGAGTCGGGAGGAGCTCACAGGTGGTAGTAAGTTCATGATGAAACCTATCAAAATCACGATTTTCTCTATACTCTTTCAAACGTTCCTGTCCTTTCTCAAAACGAGCTGCCCACCATGAAGCTACTTTCTCCCACTCAGGCATACTAAGATTCTTAGTGCGTAAGCGGGCAAAAGGTATCTCCGTAGCGATAGCGCAGCATCTTTGCAGAATAGATCTGCTATCCATCTCAATAGTGAAATAAACAGCAGTCTTTCCTGATTTGAATACGTTATTCGCGACATTAGAACAGATAACGGACTTACCTGCCCCTCGTTTACCACCCACTAAGATTAGATCTCGTGGGGAGAATTTGATCTCATGATCGTATTCAGTATTAAGGCCGAGGGGTAGATAATTACCAATATCTTCATCATCCTCAAACAAGGTAATACGTTGCATACTATCTTGCGGTCGTTCTAGGTCTACTTTTTCTTCGACATCTAGTACGATCTGATGGAGATGATTTACTGATTCTTCTGCATCTTCAAAAGCTACAGAATTCTCAACATAGTCCTCAAGTGAGTTCAAGATCTCTTTCTGGGCGTACTCATTCTTGAGATACTCCAAAAGCATGAAGGCATCTGCATCCACCTCAACGGCTTCAATTGCATACAACTTCTCTCGAACCCCGCTATCACGGATTTCAAACTTGAGGTCGTCAAATGTAGGCATTTTGTGATATTTTTCACAATGATGATCTATGATTCCATACAGAGAATGATACTCCGTTGGTAGATAATTCTTGCGACAGCTAGTCCAGGTCTCGAAGTCCTGTAGCTCAAGCACTTGCTTTATAAGAGCACTAGCAATATTCAATCAAAATTCTCCCGATTTGACATTCTAAAAAAGCCCCTGGAACTGGCCCAGAGGCTTAGAGTTTAACAACTACTTATTAAGCAGATGCTTTTTCTTTCTTTGAAGCACCATCGTAGTCGGCAGCAACCAAACCACGACGAGTAAGCATAGTTTTAACACCACGAGCAGTCTTGTCGATCGCTTCTGCGATTTGCTCAACAGTCATGCCAGCAACGTCACCAAGATCAGCTAAAGGATCAGCTTTAGCTGCGCCTTTAGTTTCTTTTTGCTTAGGAATTGCAGAAATCAACTCACCGCGTAATAAGCTAAGAGCTTTACCACGAACACTGTTTACAGATTTGCCTAAGGCTTCTGCGATTTCTTCAACGAAAGAGCCACTATTTACTAGGTCAACAAAGATTACTTCTTCAGCTTCAGTATAAGTTTTAACACTTTCTGGCTTAGGAGCAGCTTTAACGTGAGCAGTTAATTCCATAGATAAGATTTTACCTTGGATTGATTTTGGTGAGAATGCACCATCTTCAAAGTGACCAGCGATATCAGCATAAGTGTACTGACCGCTGTTATCAGAAACAAAAGAGGCTAAAGTAGCTTCTTGAGCGTCTGAAAACGCACGAGTGGCTGATGCAGAAGCTAGTTCTACGTCAAAGCCCATTTTGCGAAGTTTGCTAGAAACTGAACGAGTCGAAGTTTCTAAGTTGTCTGCTGCGTCTGCAACAGTTGATTGAGATACAGGAGACTCATTTCCTACGAAAGAAGTAAGTTCTGCTGTACGCTCGTCTGTCCATTTTGGTAATGCCATGTGTTTATATCTCCAAGAATTGTTGTAGGTTAGTTATAATTTGTATGCCAGCGTCTCTGGCTTTTTGTGTTTTTGCGGACTCTATACCACTCTCATTAACTAGAATGGTAACGTCTCGTGTCAAAGAAGCCTTAATTGCGTAACCGTTCTGTTGTAGTATCTCGGAGGCTTCAGCTTTAGTTTTATAAGATTTTAACTTGCCTGAGATACATACTACGCCTTTCTGGGCTAGTACAACTTGTGGTTTCTCGAACTTGAAAGAGAATGGGTGATCCAATAGGTCAATGCCGTTCTCGCTCAGGTATGAAAGTAGATTATCTGTTGCCTTGGGGCCTAGACCCGCTGACGCACAGGTACCTGGATTAATATCGTGTACTGTATCGCACACAGTTGCTAATTTTTTAGCTGCTGTGTTGCCGATCAAAGGAATACTAAGTGCAGGAATAACTACATTCATAGGTACACTCTTAGATACTTGTAACTCTGCAAAAAGCTTTGCACCTATCTTCTCAGATTCTAGGAGAGACACTAAGTCATCTTTAGTTAGCAAGTACAACTCTTGTGAAGTTGTGACCCCTAATTTCTCGATAGCTTTTGGTCCAAGCCCTTTGATTTTGAGGGTCTTTGCAAAGTGTTCTAGCTTTTTGTGAATTTTTGTACCGCAAGATGTGTTTTTGCAAAACAAAAGATTATTTATGACTACGATCAGCGAGTTGCACGAAGGGCAACTTGTTGGTGGTTCAATGTATGTCATATATGATTCCTTAATTTTGAAAAGATATTATAAGTTGTTTTAAGGTAAAAGTCAAGAGTTATTTTTTCTTTGTTTACCATAAGTTGACTTGCAGCCCACATCTAGTACCAGAAAAAATCTTAGATACTCTATGGAATTTTATAGGGTTAAACACTACCAATCTATTCTCTTTGGGCTGTATACGCTCGTAGCTACCTGCGAAGTCGTTGTGATCTATCTCTAAATAACCTCCGACCAAATCTACAACTTTCCCGTACCATATAATACCTAGCAGGGGGTGTACTGTTTCTCCTACACTCTCTAGTAGTACTTCGTCTTTGTCTTGATGCCAGTCTAGTGGTTTAGATTTTGATAAATGATTTGCCCAATACTCTATTTTGGAGTAGTTGTAACTAGATAAGTTTAAGTACGTGTCACGAGTTAGGTATTGTATAAGCTCTTCAAAAATACTTTCTACAGAATTATCATTGTAAAACAATGTTTCTTTGTCATAGTTAAGATTGTTTTGCTTATCGTATGTATGCCATGAATCTTCGCACTCAAACTTACTTAACAAGTCTAAGTCTTTCAAATAATTATCAATGACAATCATACTCTTCTAACTACCCTAGGTATAATCTCTCCTGAGCGAATAATTTCTACGTCACATCCAATCTCTAGGTCCAGCTCTCTGATGTAATCTATATTGTGTAGGGTAGCTCTAGATACAGTGGCATCTCCTACCAATACTGGCTCTAGTATTGCAACTGGACTGATAACTCCAGACTTACCTACTTGCCAGACAACATCTAATAGTTTTGTAACTACGCCTACCTGCTCTTCCTTGAGAGCAAACGCCCCACGAGGATGTTTAGCAGTATAGCCCATAGCATTAAAGTCATAGTTATCATTGATACGGTAGACAATACCATCTTGCGGAAAGCCTGCCGTCATATGAGTATGTACAGTGTTGAAGCCTTGAAGAGCTAACCGTTGCATATCTTCTGTCCAACTTTCTAAAATGTTATCGCACTGCACTCCATAAGCGTAAAATAAAGTAATTCTACTATCAAACTCTTTGATACATTTGAGGTTTAGTGACCCCGCAGCGTAGTTACGAGAGTTTTCAATATTGTCAGGAGCTACTAGCTCACCAGTGATTTGTACTATGCCACTTTCTAATATCTCTGCAGGTACTCTTAGTGCCATCTTATCTGTGACATCTCTACCAAAGATACCGTCACCACGAGTAAGAGCTTGAGTAAACTTTCCTTTGACATAAACTAGAGATACGGCAGCACCGTCAAGCTTAGGGGAGGACACAACGTCTTTACCTAATACGTGAAAAGGAGGCTTCAATATATCGAAACATTTTTGCAAAGAATACATCTGGAATATATGGCGAACGCCATCTGTAGGAGTATACCCAACATCATCATAATTAAAAACACGAGACAAGAAGTCCCACTCACCGTCACTGATGATAGGGTTGCCTTCGAAATAAGCGTGTGCAGCTTTGTCTAAGAACTTCTTCATTACTTGCCTCTTTCATTGATTTAGATAAGTATTATACTTAAAAAATAAGGAAAAGTCAAGAACTATTTATACATATCTTCTAGCAAATCGCCAAAGTATTCTATGATAACTTCCTTTGATTCAGCTAAGGAGAGTATCTCTGTAAGACCTATAAAGAGCTCTCTAGAGTTTATAAAGTCTATAGGCATAGTTATTCCCTCTTTAGAGGGTTTCCATTCCTCTTCAAAGTCCATATAGTATTTTCTCAAACTAAGGTATTCTATTCCACGAAAAGTACTTACAGTCAGCCTGACTTGTGTTTGCTTAACAGCATCAAGGTGTATGATTCTTTCATACATTTCGGGGGCTTCATGAAGTTCCATGCTACTTCTCGTTTTTTAGTATATTAGATAGGGGCACTACAGTGGTTACACTTTCGGGCTTAAGAAGTCGATATGAGTCTGTATCCCAACAAAAGAATAACAAACTACTTTCCGTCTCCTTGGCTCTATTTCTTTTACCTTGTATATACGGAGTAGAGAAATCTAGAGTACATACATTGTATTTTAACTTATTTGAGTTTTCACTTCTATAAGTAATTACTGCGTCACCGTATTCGGCGACTTTATCTTTTAATTCTTGCTTTTTCACTTGAGCTCCTTTGGTAGCATTTGGCAACAATAATTACTGTGTGCATACTCTTAGGTCATTTCTCTAGGCAAAGAAAAAGCCGGAGAGACAATACTCTCCAGCTATTTCAATTAAGTAAACTACTTAGTCGGCATTCGCTGTTAATACTTTTGTGAAGTACTGAGCGGCTTTACCAGTCAATTTACTTACTACGTCTTCGTCTACTTCCTGTCCAGCATCAGTGATGGCGGCAGTAAGAGCGTCTTGAGCAGCTTGCTTAGAAACACGAGTGCCTCCAGTGGAAGCGCCACCTGATGCTTTTGCAGCAGGAGTTTTCTTGACATAGACACCAGCTTTAGTAAGAATCATACGGACACCATTAGGTGACTCACCAAGATCATCGGCGATTTCTTTTACGATTTCCATGCTAGTTTCTGGGGTAGGGTTGGCAGCTTCGTATAGCTCTACTGCTTCAGCTTTAGATTCATCAGTCCAAGGCATTTTTCTGTTCCTTTTATTTGGGTTATTGTAGCCCGGGCAAGTACCCAGACGGTTAAGTTGTTGGTTGTAAAATCGGTCTCCCAATTTTTATTTCCTTTCTCAAATTTTGAAATGATATTATAGTTGAATTTTAAGGTATTTGTCAAGAAGTTTTTTTAAATTGTTGCAAGGTTTACGCCATACTTCTCAAGATGAATTAGCTTACCTAAATCCTGTGCAAGATCAAAAGCAAAAAATCCTTGCGGGTTTCCCATATCGTCTGTACACTCACGTACTGAGGTAGCATAACACTTAGACCCATACTTCTTTTCATAGTCGATACCATCAACTAGACCTTTCTTAGTGAGTGCGTACTCAGGGCTTAGCTCGTGCTGTATCTCTACAATAGCATGGTATCGGGCAGACCAAGCAAGCTCACCAGGAGCAAACTCTTCTGCTACACAAGTCTCAGGTAGATACGATACATTCATACGCTCCTCTACTGAAGAAGGTTTGGTAGGTACTCCTAGTCTTTCTAGTATAGATTTCACAAACCCCGCAGAGCGGTATAAGCTCTGTGCAATATCTGTGATAGTGCTACCTTTCAGGTACATAGTAGCAGCTTCTTTAATCTCATACTCACTAGCGGCTTTACCTTTGTTACGGTTCTTGCGCTCTGTTTTGTATGCAATGTGCTCTTTATGGTCTGCAATAATTTTTGCAAGGCGTGTAGTGTTGTACGATATATGCAATATACCGCAAGCTTCTTTCTTTGTAATCGGCTTCTCGCCCTCTAGCAAAGTGATAACGTGTGCTACATTAGTATCACTTAGCTTTTCATGTTCTCGTTTCTTTACTCTAGGCATCTTCTTTTTCCTCAAAGTCACAGTAGTATGGTCCACTATCAGGAGCGGAGTACCACCAATCTTCTTCTAAAGCATTAATACAGTGAAAAGGCAGGGTATACCCGTCTCCCATCATATCATCCCCGCAGCGATTACACCTATCCATCTTCGCCACCACTATAGACCCAGTCAGGGTGTTTTCCTTTGATACAGTCTTTATTCAGAGCAGGTTTCTTAAATGCTTCTAGGTACATAGAGACATCTGCTTTTAATTCTTCTAGCGTTTCTCCGAACGGAGACATACTATCTGAATATGCCCAGATTTCTCCATCTTCGTTATAGTAAACCTCACGAATATCAAAACTAGACCAAGGCTCTGGCTGTTTTTTCTCACCATCTATTGAGTAAGCAAATGCTTTTCCATCATGCTTTTTCTCAAATACTCTATAATTCCACGTCATTTATAAATTCTCCGTCTTGTACCTTAAACATAGCAAAACCATTGCCTCTTGTATAGGCTCGACCTCCGTCTATTGTTTTGCCATCTATTTTTTTGTAATCATGTCGATATCCGCTATAGTGCCACACACCAGAGTCATCTTTTATCATACCGAACTCAAGGTCTTCGATTACGTCTGCATCGCGTATAAGCATAGACCCTTCACCATTTGAGCGTATTGCGAAGTATTTGTTTCCGTAATCAGGATGGGGTGTATCTCTATAGTACACATCCCACTCCTTGTTACCAGAGTCTAGTGTAGTAGTACACACGTGTTTGATATTAACCCCTTCTTTTTTCTCGAAGTGTTTTAGTAGGCTAGATATTTTAAATATTGGGTTGTGCTCTATTTTCATGTTGCTGTTACCCTCTTCTCATAATCTGCGTAATCTTCGCTCCACCAGTCTGGTTTATCTCGACCAGTCCATGCAGCAAAGGTAGCCTTATCTAGATGATAGTAATCGCGATAAGACTGAATGGGATTGTCGTAGTCTTTTAAATCATCAGGCATAGCTAGGCCGAACGTAGTAAAACCTTTACGTTCCATATTCTCTGGCTCTGGTAGTATGTTGATGACTTCTTCTACTGATTTATGGCGTTTGCCATAACGATAGTAATACTCTTCGTTGAGAGCATTACCGTAACAATGAGTCCACTCGAAGTTGTCAAGACTTGACCTCACCCATATCGTGCAAGGATGGTTATACATCATTGGTAGATATGGGGTGAGGGGTCTATCCTTTGGAGGGAGGTGTTTGATCTCTTTCTTGAGATCGTTTAGCTTGTCCCGCTCTACTTTATTGAGAGCGCGAGGAACAAAGCCAAGGTGTTTGTCTACCCAGATAGCTGTACACAATAGTTGTGCAACTTCTAAA